TGATATATCATTATTATTAGCCATTTTATTATTAGCCATTTTACAAATAATATATATAATTATATATAATTTTTATCTTTATGTATAAAAAAAAATTAAAAATAATAAAAAAATATTATTCATAGTAATGGGTTTTGTAATAAATAATATTTTGCAACGAATTGTTGCAAGGCATAAAGCCTTGAGAGTTGTTCCCTCTTTATGCAAATAGAAACTATCTGCATGTATTATAAATCTATAGCGTATAGCTAATGATTTATATAGATATAGATATATATAGATATATATATATAAATATAGACACTTTATATATTTTATTAATATAATTCAATTTTTTGCAAAATTCCGAAAAAAGACAAAAAAGACAAAAAAGATAAAAAGATAAAAAGATAAAAAAAAGGATAAGCCTATTATGTTATAATCTTTCAATAGTTTGTGTGATATTATTTTTAACTTCCTCAAACAAAGTACTTAATTTTTGCAAAATAGAAACAAACTCTTCTATATCATCCTTAATATTGAGTAATAAAAATCGACCATTTTGCAGTTCTCTAAAAATCATTGGTTTGATAGGTTCCGATATATAATGACGCCCATTACTTAAAGCTTCCGTCAATATTCTATGAGAAAGTGACAATAAATTCATACACTCAACATATGTTTGTATTAAAATATCTACCATAGTGTCGCCAATGTTAGAAATAGAGGAGAATATAGAACTGTATTCTTGTAAACTTGCTTTACTATTTTCCTGATATAATTTCTCATCTAACAAGTCATTTTGTTCATCTATACGCTTGAAAAAATCTTTAATCAAATCTGTAATTGCATTTACTTTTATTTTATTTATATATGTTTGGAGTAAGTTATAATCTTCCAATAATTTAGCATCGCTTACTAAGAATCTATTTTTACCCTCAATTACAATAACGCTGCATATTTTTGAGTTTGAAAATAATACGATAAAAGAATTTTTAATAAACTCATATATCATTAAAAATTTACTAAATATATTTCTATTTAGAAGAAAAATGCGCGAATGTAAAAAACTTTTAATTTCTGTACAAATATCACTATTTCTTGACAAAAATATTGATATAATAAATTCTAATGGAGGAGGTTCAGAAATGTCAGGAGAATCTGCAATCCCCCGTATCCCCCATGATCTCCCATCATCATCATTCTCTATATTAACCGAACGTTCATACTCAATATATGGTACACTACAAGCACTACCCATTTTACAATAATAGTAGAAATAAACGTCTAAAAGTTTAAAAGGTAAAATCAATATTAAGATAAAAAAAATCAATTTTTTTTTTCAAAAAAATCAATTTTTTTCAAAAATATTATTTAATTATAAAGTATTTTTTATATAAAAGTAAAATATTATCATATAGTAAAATAGATTATATTAGATTAAATAAAAATAAAAAATGGGTGCTGGAACATTAATTGAACTTATTGCAAGAGGACAACAAGATACTTATTTAATAGGGAACCCGCAATTTTCATATTTTAAATCTATTTATAGAAGATGTACAAATTTTGCAATAGAACCAATTCGGCAAATTTTCACAGAATCACCCGATTTTGGCAAAAGGGTTACGTGCATTATTGATAAAAAAGCCGATTTACTTAGTGATATATTATTAGAAATAGAATTACCTGCTTTAAAAACAAATGTAAGTTGGGTAAATGGTATAGGATATTTTATGTTAGATTGGGTAGAATTGCAATTAGGTGGAGAGCCAATAGACCGTATTACAGGTGATTTATTAGATGCTTGGATGGAATTAACAACACAAACAGGTACAAAAAGCGGTGTATATAATATGATTGGTAAAAAATCAACATTTAATAAAGATTCGCAATCTGGTGCTCTAAAATTATTAGTTCCTTTACAATTTTGGTTTTGTCGCAGTATAGAACGCTCATTACCACTAATATCTATGCAATATACAGATGTTAAAATTGTAGTTCAATTTAAAACTTTTGACAAATGTTGGTATAAAAATACTACTGCAGCGCCTACGTTTACACCAATGATTAGCAAAGCAGGTTTAATATGTAATTATGTATACTTAGATGTATTTGAACGAACAAAATTTGCTAAACAAGAAAATTTTGAATATTTAATAGAACAATTTCAACAAAATAATTCGATTCAAGTTCCTGAAAATATAATTAATATAACATCTAGATTATTTTTAAACCATCCAGTAAAAGAAATTATATGGATGTATAGAAGCACAGAAGCCCTAGGTGCAAATGATTATAGTAATTATGGTAGTGTTACTAATTATGGAATTCAAGGTTCGCAAACTATTACTGAACCATTTGACCAGATTCAGATGAGATATAACGGTAATGATAGATTTGAACAATTATCTGCAAATTTTTTTAGATTATATCAACCATATAAATACCATTCGTCGGTTCCAACTGATTATTATATATATTTATATTCATTTGCAATTGACCCTGAGAATATGCAACCTAGTGGAACTTGTAATTTTAGCAAAATTGACAATGCAACATTAAATTATACTTGCATACCAAGTGTTTCCGATGGTATGATTAGTATATATGCAACAAATTATAATATATTAAGAATAAATAATGGTATGTGCGGGTTAATGTTTTCTAGTTAGTAAAAATAAATATTTTGAAAAAAAATGAAAATGATGAAAATAATAAAATGATAATAAATATATTATTAAAATAAATTTAGATTTCGTTAATAATATTTATACTAGTTAACATAACTTTTCTGCAACAAATTCGAATAAGTCCTAACTCATCTAAAATTTCTCCAGCAATAGTTTTTTTTATATCATTTGAATTTATATTAATAATTAATGGGTCTTCTGTTGTATTCATAGCAAGTTTTTTTCTAAGCAATTCACTTTCATAATATTCATATTTATCTGATAATATTTTACTACAAGTATAGCATCTAACAGGAATAATCATTTTTAGTATATAGTATATAGTATCTAGTATCTAGTATCAAATATATATTATATAGTATCTAATATCTTTATATATTATATAATATTTATATTTTTAAATCAATTTTTTTTTACATATATAAATTTATAAATTTATAATTTTATAAATTTATGTAATAATCGTATATGCTGACTCCTTGGGGTTCATTTTTTTGTGGTAAAAAACTAGTAGTAATATTATAATCATTTGGTTGTATATCATTGACTTTTTCTATAATAAAACTATTTAATTTATCACATAAATCATGAAATTCTTTTTGCAATTTTTCTAATTTTTTAGTATCTGTATCAGCCATACCTAGAAAAATAAATATATTCATTGTGCTATTAAATTCGTTTTGTGCATACAATAATTCATTATATGTGTTAATAGGATATTTATTATCATTTACTGTATTATAAGCATTATAAAAAATTTTAGTCATTTTATTGCATATTTTTTTTGCTAGAAAATCTTTTTGTAGTAAGTCATCAGTTTGTATTTCTAAAATAAATTTAATTACTCTATCTAGATATATTTTAAAATCTATTAAAATTGGCACAGAGGCTATAATTTGGTCTATAGTAATTTGTGCTCCGTTAAAATTTAAACGTCTATCAATTTGATAATCCTCTATTTTTAATATTACAGATGTATTATTATTAATATTATTAAGTTGTTTATTAACAGGAGCACTTCGTAATATTTCTGGTAAAAATGTCATATTACTATTAGTTGTATCTGTTCCACAATATGCAGAATTACTAGCATATGCACTACATGGTTCAAATGCTTCTTTAGTTTTATTTATCATAAATGTAAAAAAATCTTTAGGATTGGTAAAACGACCTTTATATAAATAGTAAAATACTGTTATTAAACTTAATATACCAATTAAATATGGTTGTTTATGTATTATAAATACTAAAAATATAGTTATTAGAGATACAAATATTAAATTTTCATCAAGCATTTTATATTTAGTATATGTATGTATATAGGTATGTATATAGGTATGTAGTATATATATAACTATTAGATAAAAAAATATAAAATTTATCAAATAACAATCAAATAACAAAAATTTAAAATTTAGGTTTTATTTTTTACTTCTTCAAATACTTTATTAATTTGTAATTTAATTTCATCAGGTAAAGTTGATGTATAAATAATTCTTTCTATATAATTTTTAATAATTTTTTCTGTTTTATTTCTTACATTATCAATATCTGTTTTGATACAAATTAAATTATTAGGTTGTAGTAATTTAATATTAGGGATATCTTTTGTAGAATCACTCATTTTTAAGTTATATAAACCTATTTGTATATTAATATATTAGTATATCAGTATATAATCAAATGTTTTCAATTTTTATTAGGAATATTTAATGCATATATCTATCTATCTATCTATCTATCTATATCTAATTCTAATTTTCTTCAACATTTATTGTTTCTGATTTAATTTTATTTAGTATAGATACTATATCTAGTTTATTGTTTAGTTCTTTTTTACCTATATAATGGGGTTTTTCCAAATCAAAAGTAAATATATTATTATTAGAATCAATTAATACTTTTTCACCATTAATTATATCTTCCCATAATGTTATATATTCATTATCATATTGTCTAGGGTCAAAATCAATTTTGCGTTTTCTACCCCGTTTATTTTTAACATTTATTTTTACTGGTTCATCAATTCTACCATTAGATAATTTATGATTATGACTTTTACAATAATCGGAATCATTAAATTTTTTTCTAGTACATTGTTTGCCATCTAATTTTCTACCAAAGCATATTAAATCTACATTAATAATTTTTTTACATCTTTTTTTTAAATTTCCTGTATATTCATTAATAATATGTGGTAAATCTGTATTTATATGTTTATCCATAATTTCAGTTGGTATATTTATATTATGATTTGTTTTAATATCATTACAAAATGCTGTTAATGTTTTATAACATACAAAAAACATTGATGATTGTATTTTATTATCAAATTTAATTAAACCTTTATTTAATATATTATCTATAGTATTTTTTTCAGTAGTACCTTTTTTTTTGGGAGTATTATCTTTATTTTTTTTAGTTTTCTTTTTTTCTAATTTATCTGCATTAGTAGTTGCATCAGTAATTGCATCAGTAGTAGCATCAGTAGTAGCATCAGTAATTGCATCAGTAATTGCATCAGTAATTGTATCAGTAATTGCATCAGTAGTACCAATAATATAATCCATAGTTAATTCTTGTTTTTCCATATTGTAATTGCAAATATATAAAATATGTTTTCCTTTAAGTATAATAGTTTTGCAATTTTTAAATCAATTTTTATAAATGTAAAAAATATAAAATATAATTTATGATACTTAAAGGAAAATATTTTTAAATATTTAATATATTTTTACAAGTTTGCACCATTCAGTAATAGAATATTTATTACCCATACTTAGATTGCAATTGCCACATATTGGTTTAAGATTATCTATATCTATTGTTCCTCCTTTGGATTCTGGTATATCATGTCCAACTTGAAAATTAAATACATTAATATTATTATTACACCATGTTACAAAACATTTATGTGCAAATGTTTCACCATTATGCGTAGTCCATACTAACTCTCTAATGCGTTTGGGTATATATTCTTTGTGTTGATTAGAATTTATATTAGGTATTAATGTTGTAATATTTGTTTGTATAATAGGTTTATACCATTTTTTAAGTTTATGTTTATTTTTATGTTTATTATTATGTTTATTGTTAAATTTTTTATGTAATTTTTTTAATTTTTGGTTATGATTAATTTTATTTATTTTATTAGTTGTTTTTTTTTTATTAATTTTATTTTTATTAATTGTTTTATGTATTTCAGTTGTAGATTTATTTGTAGATTTATTTGTAGATGGTTTATTTTTATTATCTAATAATTTTAGCATTTTAAATTATCTTTATTTATCTAGACAAATAAAAATATATTTTGTAAAATACAAAGTATTTAATTTCTAAATTTATAAAGTATTTAATTTCTAAATTTATAAATTTCTAAGTTTTATAAATAATAATTTCTAAATATATATTAAAACAATTAAAATTTAAAAACAGTTAATATTTAAAAATAAAAAATAATTTAAAACTTTGCAATTATGAATAATAATTCTAGAAAAATATCATTATCTTTTGGAAAAGGTAAAAATGGTATGGCAACAATTGGTTTATTAGCACTTATTGTAGTGTCTGTTGCTGCCTATTATTTTGCATATAAATCAAATCGTGAAAATTTTGCAGTTGATTTAA